GCTCTGCCATGATAATTGCATCAGTGTGGAAGAGAAGTGCAGCACGAGTATCGATAGAAGACGCAGTATTGTCTGCGGCAGCTTCGATAGTAGCACAGTTGTTAGATACGTAGATGTCTACACCGTACAAGTTACCGATAAGACCGCTGTTAACAGCCTGACCAGTTACGAAGTCAGAAGACACGTATCGGTCAATACCCATGATGGTGTTACGAACCGAAGGAGGAATAACAAGCGAACGTCCGTCCATAGGTACGTTGTTGTCGTCCAGCTTCTGGATCATGTCACGGAAGAACGCATCAGTGAATACGTCAGCCGCTACCATAGTGTCGTCAGTGTACTGAGTAGTAGTACCACCGTCGTTAAAGAAACAACCAGTGTGCTGGTAGTCAGTTGGTGCTACTGAGTCAGCAAATACAACAGCGCCACCATCACCAAAACCAGTACCGCAAGAGTGCAGATCTTTGTCGATCTGTACAGCAAGCGCATAACCAGCATCTTCAGTGTAAAACTGACGGAGGCTAGAAAGAGCCTGTACTTCAACGATGTCTTCGATGAGACGTGAGTACTCAAAGTGACGATCGATGTCTACAGTCAATTCGCCTTCAGTGTTCGCAATGATGGTAACAGCAGTGTCGGCAGACTTAGCGTTAGCATCGCCACGAGTAGGCTTAGGTACGTGTAGCTTGTCGCCTTTCTTGCCAGTCATAGCAAGCTTTTTGACAAGAGGAGCCATCTTGAGGTTCTTTTGATAAGCGGCAATGATTTCGTCACTCCAGATTTCTGGAATAAACTTGTCTGCCTCAGTCTTCGCAGTAAAACCCGCTGCGCCGGGATAAGTTGCAGTAGCCATGTCAATCTCCTAGATTATTTGACTCGACCCTCCGCATAAGCTGCCATAATTTCATCAGACAAAGCTGTATAACGGTCAGGGTCATTTTTCATTAGTTTAATAATGTCGGCCCTACGATATACTTTCTTACGACTACCTTCAGCACTACCTCGTGCATTGCCTGTGTTAGCTGCCCTAAGTTGTTGCTTACGTGCTTGTTTTTCAACAGCAGCAGTCTGCTGGGTTACTGTCTTCCGTTCTTTCCAGAGTGAGAAGAGTTCGTCAGCGGCTTCAGCATTGTACTCTTGGTCAGCCTGTACAAACAACTGAGTCCTAATCTTTGAAGCTTTAATCCATTCTGCAAACTTAGGATCACCAAGTATTTTTTGCATATCTGGATGTTTGTTGTTTAAAGTAGCCAAAGCAGCTTGTTGCTTGTACTGCTGTGAATACTCTTGCGCTTCTTTAATTTTAGGATGATTCTCAATAGCACGATTAACGGCTGCTTGAGGATCTGTAAAATAGTCTATATCGTCTTCAGGCTCAACATATTGTGGTTGAGGTGCTGATTGTGTTTGAGTACTAATGTAATCATCCACGACTTTACGAAGTTCACCTACTTCAGAAGATTGACGACCAAGGAGCTTTTCAGCTTCCTGATGCATCTGTACTACTTCTTCTAAAGACTTACCTTGGTACTTTTCGGGTAAGCTTGGTTCTTCTGGAGGTTGCTCAACTTCTACTTCTTCTTGTTGAATCTCGTTAACTTCGTTGGTTTCGATCTCGTCCACATTTTCCTCTTCAGGTTGTGGATCTACAATCATTGCTCTTGACATTATTAAACTCCGTGATTATAATCATTGTGGAGGTTGTTTTTTACCTGCTTTTTCGTGCTCTCTCACCCACTTCATGTGCTGACCGGGGAAGTCCCCAGAGGCACCTTCAAGGTGAAAGGACGGGGCAGATACCAGCTTTGTAGCGTTAGCGCCACAACCGCACCTACTGGTTGTGACACCACTTTCTACCATATCTTCAAAAACGTGTCCGTTAGTACAACGGAAATCATATACTTTAAACATCTACAGGATCTTCTTGCTCTGCTTCAGCTTGTTCTCTGGCAGCTTCTATAGTACCCTGTAGGTTAATTACAGTTGCGAAAGCAGCTACTTGACCTTTACGAAAGAAGAGATCTTCTACGTCTTTTACAGTCTGTATATCTGCTAATTGAGTTGCATTATTGGAAAGTTCTTGTACGAGTTGTTTGAAACCTTCACTATTGAAGAGTTCATTGTAGTTGTTAAAGTAAGTTTCAAGCTCGGGTGTCATAGTTCTCTCTAATGTTGTTAACTATAGTTTTATTATAGCATACTTTTAAACAAATGTCAAGCTTTTCTTGTAGTCTTTCTACGCCTACCGGAAGCTGTGACTGCGTGTTTAATTGCTTTAGGGCCTGTCTTACGACGTGCAGAAGAAGCTTTTTCAGCCTTTGTCATCTTAGCTGCTACAGCTTTAGGTCTACAAGAAGGATAAGGACGTTTACTGTTTTTAGCAGACTTACGTCCACATTTCTTACCTGTTTTAACGTCAACCCATTCTTCGTCAAACCACTTCTTTAGTCCACCTTTAGCCATAAGTACCACCACGTTTTTTGTACTCTCTGGTTAACCATGCCGAAGCATACGCAGAAGGCCACACGTCAAACTTACGCTTAGCCTCTGCTTTAACTCTGGAGTACAGTGCCTTGTTCTTAGGTGTAGGCCCAGACTTTTTAGGTTTTGCTTTAGGCATAACTACTTACCTTTTGGCTTTTTTACTTTTTTCTTTTTCTTATTACCGTATGCGTTACCGTATCCCATAATTGTTTCCTTACTTTTTGTGTACCTTTTGAACTTCAAAGTTAGCTGATTTAGACGCGCCTTTGTGAGGTTTGTAACCGCCAGCAGGGTCTTTCATTAGTTTGTAGCTACTACCGCTTTTCATCCAATGGTAGCCTTTAGGTGCTGGTACTTTCATAGTGTCACCATTTTTTACACGACCAGTATCGTGCTGTTAGTTTACTAGGTGGGTTTGTGTCGCACTTATGACGCGCCCTAAAAGACTTACGTCGTGCTGGTTGATCCTTTTTGATGGTCATCTTAGCGTCACCAAATCGAATCGTTTTTGTTTTGTCACCCTCCTTGGCGACTACTACAAACTTTTTAGTTGGGTGATTAGGAGTCCGTTTTGGTTTGTTGTACCCGCTTACTCCTGCTCGTGCTAGTTTTGGATCCTTGGACTTGGGCATTACTGAGTTCCTCCAGTTGGCGTTCTAGCCGGTCTAGGCGTTCCCATTGGCTGTTGAACTCTTGGTTGACTCTCTTGAGTAGGAGCCGTAGCTCGTGGTCGGTTAACATTGGTTTTTCCTTCTATTTGCTTTTCTTTTAGGAGAGTATCGGCCACTTTCATGCGACGTTCAAACTCTTTATCTTCTGCGTCACCTTCACGAAGGTTTCGGGTAACGGCGTTAATACGATCAATTTCAAGCTCCTGTGGCACTGCTTGAGCTTCAGCAGCCAACTTAGTAGCCCTAGCAGTAGACTCTTGAGCTTGAGCCGCCAATGCTGCTGTCTGGGACTGCTGGAACTCTAGTTGTGCTTGTTGTGCTGCTTGAGCCAACTGCTGTTGTTGTGGGTTAGGCTGCATTGCTTGTTGCATAGCTGCCAACAACTCTTCACGGTTAGACAGGTTCATGTTGTCAATAATGCTTTGGATCAGTGTATTGTACAGCGGTGACTGACGATCCATTGTCTGTAACAACTGTACAAGTTGCGTAACTTCGTATTCTCGTGCAATAATACCTAAAGTACTGCTTGCGTTAAACTTGTAGTCAGCAACAGGGTAGTTTTCAGGGTCAAACTGCATATAACGGTAAGCAGCTTTACGTACAAACGGTAGTAGGAAAGACTGCTGGAAGTTAATCAAAGTGCGCTTATGGCGTTTAATAATAGCCCCAAGAGACATAGAAATACCGGCGGCAGTAGCCTCGCCATTAACCTGACCCGCAATTCCTGCTGAGTCCACGGCTCCGGTAGCCTGTTGTACCATCTGTTGTAGCGCTCCGGCTTGTGCAAAGGTAATCTGACTAACTTGTCCGAAGTTAAACGGTTGCAGTACTTCACGAGGATCTCCGTTAGTTAATACCATCTTACCGGGTCTAATCTCAGGTTTAGCACCCCGTGGTAGACGAGTAGCATCGATAGCCATCATTGGGTGAATGGTTAGGCTCAATGCATCAATACGTGCTCGTAATTCTGTGTCTAAT